GGCGACTCTAGCCGGAATAATGATGTCAGCAGCGCCCTTTGTCATGCCTTCTGCTTGGTGCTTCATGACGGAGCTAAACTGCCCGCCGATCTTTAACCCCTCGTTGCGCGGGTGCAGGGCGATTATCCCCCAAGTGTCTGGGTATTCGCGGCGTAGCTTTGAAAAGAAGGATGCCTGCTCAATACCTTCTTGCGGGCATTTGCCCCTGAAGGACATGTCTCCAAACACTGGAACATCTGCATCGAATTTCATGCCGCCTTATCCTTTACTGGTTCTACGTCTGCCGGTCTATTGTATCCCAAGATGCGAAAAAAGCCATTTTCCTTAACATATGTAACTGTTTGTGGGGTAACTGCTGGTTCCTGAGCCAATACCTTTTTCTCGCCTTGAGAACGCGCTGTCGCTTGGCGAAACGCAGCCCAATCACGCTGTCCCTTGATATGCGTTGCATCTGGTAAATACCATGTCGAGAAATGCCTATATGGGGTGCGCCAATCTGCACGAATGGTCCTGTTGCCCTTGGTGCTGACCCCTTCGCTAAGTTTGAGGCTGATAACCTCGTCGGTCTGAGGCCGTGTGGGATCGCGTTTTAGGGCCTGAAATTCGATTACCAGCTTTTCATTCGGGTCCACGATCTCGGCTTTGCATTCGCAGCAATACCGCGCTGCAATATCGTTTGGCGCTTCGCACTGTGGGCATTCCTTACTGGTCCAACGGTAACCGCACCGATCATAGCTGCCGTTCATGCCTGTGCGGGTCATGCCAAAACAGCGCCTGCCAAAGTGTGCTGCAATTGGCCCATACTCGCTCATCAGGCGCTCGCCAAATACATCCAGGCAGTAGCCGTTTGCGTCGAACTGATAGTCCTTATAGTCTGGGTTCAAGCTAAACTCATTAATATGCGAGCATTCTGGGCATTCCGCCTCGATAGGCTGACCGGCACTGGCTTTGCCCGCCTTGATCTGCGGATTGTAGATGTCGCCATCTGGGAAGTGCCGCTCTACATTGTCAGCATAGTCCAGCAGCAGGCTGGTATCCTTGCCATCATGTAGACGCCATGCGCGACCTAATATCTGCTGGAGCAGAGCGGCGCTCTCTGTGTAGCGCAGCAAAACAATCGTTTCTGTATGGCTAACGTCAAACCCGGTTGTAAGCGTACCGACACTGACAAGATAACGGAACTTTTGCGCCCTATACCGCTCGATAATCTCTTTGCGGTTTTTGGTTTCACCCGTCACAAGTTCGCTATTGCCTGGAGGAAGGCTTGCCATGATCTCTTCCGCATGGCGCACTGTGGAGGCAAAAAGCATTACTCCACCAAGGCGGTTCTGTGCCTGTCTCATCGCGTCAGCAACAATAGATGCAGTCTTCCTACCATGCCCAACAAAAGCACGCTCCACGGTGCTGTAATTGAGCGTGCCGTTGGGCAGCAGTTCAACCCCGCTGGTGTCGTAACCTTCAGCGTTGATTGCGCCGATCTCCATAGGCGTAATAAAGCCTTCATCCAGCATCTCGCGTGCGCTGACCCGGTAAACGCATTTGATAAAATACGGATCACGCGTTACGTCATCGCCATTGACCTTAGCGTTTTCGTCTCCAGGCCATATCCTGAACACATAACCGCTACCCAGCCGGTATGGTGTGCCAGACAGGCCGATCACACGCAGATTTGGGTTAGCCTCTCGCATGGTATCAATAATTGCCCGTATGGTCGGTGTCAGGCCGTGACACTCATCTACTATCACAGCGCAAAAGCCATCTGAGCCAGACCTACAGAACCGGCTGATAGCGTTACTGACTGTCTTGGGTGTGCCAAAGACAACTACGTTACGGGTGGACTTCTGACCGGCACTGGCGCTGAAGATGCTCGCTGGCTCGCCAGTCATCAGATACTTTTCGTGATTCTGCTTTACTAGTTCTGCACTAGGGGCAAGACACAGCACACGCTTGCCGCTCATGTTGTGCAGCGCGTTAGCAATTGCGGCAATCATAAACGACTTGCCTGCGGCTGGAGCAGCGTCGATCATGCACGGATCAACGGACTGCCGCAGCCAAGCCAAAGCAGCGTCTACTGCTTTTTGCTGGTATGGGCGTAAGGTAAACATATCGTATTCTCCTTACCTAAGACCCCAGAAACTGGTTGGTTCGCCGCGAAACGGCTCTAAATCAGCCTTCGGGCATAGTTTCTTGATTGCCTTGGCATAGCTGATCGCGCCCTGTTTTTGCGTCAGGGTCAACTTGCGGCCACCAAAGATTGCGTTTTTCTCTCCGGCAAGCGTTACCATCTCTGCCAACAAATCACGCTTACGCTTTGCTAGTCGCTCTAAAGTCTCGTTAATCTCATCCCATTCCGCAATCATCTTAGCAGCTTCGGGCGTGTCAATCTCAACCCGCTTTGGAGCAAGATATTCTTCTGGGTTTTCGGCCAATTCATGCAGAAACTCAGCGTGAAACTGCTTCAGGATCGGCAAATGCTCGTTGATCCAGTCTGGATCATAGTCCACCTTGTGGCATGACGTGCCGTTCACGCTCCATTGATAGAACCAACAGTGTTTGGTGCGCGTGACGTACATCTGGACTTGCATCTGGGCATAATAATGCGGCTGTTCCTCTGGGGTTTTAAACTCAGGCACTTCTTCTTTGCGAAGTCCATAAGGACACTTGATCTCGATCAGGCCCCCATCGCTGACGTATCCGTCGGGACTTGCTCCGAGCCAATCCTCATGGATAATGAACGGCGCAGGCTTGCAGCGCAGGCCCTGCTCCATCTGGAACTCAACCATAGCGCCAGATTCATTATGCGTGCCGTAGTCCGTGGCGACATTGCCGGTAAATTCGGTAGGCGCACCAAGTGCAGCACGCACCATAGAGCGCATAGCATCAGACCGCTTCATATATGGCGACAAGCCTAGGATCGCGCCGACTATTGACCCGGTGACGCGACCTTTGCGCTTTTCAAACCATGCTGCTGTGCGCTGTTCTGGCTCAAGGTTTTCCATGCCTACATCTCCAACTGTTATCCTCGCCCCCGCCCATAGGCAGGGGTCCGGTAACAATTGGATCAGAACGGAATGTCGTCGTCATCAAGATCGACACCAAGTGCTGGCTTTGGAGCAGGCTTAGGGGCCTCTGCTCCGACGCTGACAGCAGCCGTCTTAGGCGCAACAGCGCAAACCCAGTTGCCGTCCATCTGCTGACCATCACTGCCCTTCATGGACCAGGTCTTCACCTTGATGACCATCGCTTTGTTGCAGAGCGAAAGCGCAAGATTATCGTCAGTAGGCACGCCATCAATGCGAGCCAACTTGCCACCAGCATTTGCGTCAATTGCAGCAAGCATACGCAGTGCCTTGTCACGCTTCTTTGCAGGGTCTTTGGCCTTGGGGTCGTCATCCGTCACCCACAGCTTCTGGAAAATCTTCCGGTTAGCATATGCTTCTGGCTTGGCAATGGACCAGCGCAACGAAATGTAGTTATTAAACTCACGGTCCTGCGCCCACTTGGCCTCATCCAGCATGGCAAGCACGCTGCTGTCATCAGGAATGGGCGCAAGATTGCCACCCTCGATCTCAAAATTGCTGCCAGTTTGCGTGGCATCATCGCCATCGCTCAAATTCCAAAACGACATAGGTACTCTCCTTATGCAAAGTCTTCAGGGTTGTAGTCTTCTTCGGGCTGCTCGGCTTCGGCCTTCGCCTTGCTTGCCTTGCTTGCCTTGCTTGCTGGAAGATCAAAGAACTTAGCGAATGGGTTTTCACCAGCCGCAAAATCAAGCGGCTCAGTGATGCCAAAGCGGTTTTTGGATACGCTCGCGGCAGTGGCATGGCAGATAACTTCGCGGTCGCCATTGCTGACAATCTTTTTGCGGTCGCCATCGTCGCCGCGCAATGCAGATACCAGCCGCACAAAAGCCACCATGTCTACGTCATCGACATAAGGAGGCAGGGATTTGTTCATCAGCCGCAGCGAATAGCGCGTGTAGTCATCCTGATCCGGTGGGCGCACAGCCTCAAGATCGGCATGGCTGATGAACACCACTGCCATGTTCTTGCGCTCGTTCAGCAGTCCAGCGCCCTTACGCAGCCGTTGGTGCATTGCAGCCACCGCAGCAGCGCCAGCACCGTATCCACCAAGCGCTTGGTTGATGGACTTCGCCCGTCCATCACGGTCCATAACGTCCTTGATGAAAAGCTGCTCGCAAGCACTAACGCTGTCCACAACCAGCGTCTTGTAATTGTGATCTTCCTGAAGCAGCGCCAATAGCTGGGGCCACAATTCATCTGCTGACTTGAGCAGCGGAAACGCATCTGGGCGCTTATCGGCAGGAATGGACATCAAGCCATCTTCTGCGCGAATCACAATCGGATTTGGGAAAGTTGATGCAAGACTTGTCTTGCCGGTTCCAGCATCGCCGCAGATCGTAATGACCGGCGCACGACTCTCTGGTTTCTTAATGGTACTAAGGACACTCATAGTCATCGCTTTCTGGCACATTGGCCTTATCCCGGCAGCGACGGGATCACACGCTGCGGATTGACATATCTGCGATTAAAGGTAGATTGTCAAGACAGCTTTAGTCACGAGGTGCAAAATGACCAAAAATGAAGCATTGGAGTTATTTGGGGGCAGTGTCAGGGAGATGGCGTTGGCTTTAGGGATAACCGAGCAAGCTATCCATCAATGGGGTGATACCGTTCCAGAACTGCGGGTCTATCAAATCAAGGTTCTCAAGGGAGACACCAAGAAATGAGCCTGCACCGAGAATTTATAGAAGCAGGCTTTCGCATCTTTCCGCTTTGGCGCTTCAAGGATGGCATGTGCGAGTGCGGCAATGTGGAATGCTCTGCGCTTGGTAAGCATCCCAGGGCCTCGAACTGGCAACACACCCCAGAATGGGATGATGAGCAGATCGAGACGATGGAGGAGTTTGGTCACCTCGACAGTGGCTATGGGGTGCTGTGCAAGGGTCTGTTGGTCATTGACGTAGATGCACGCAACGGCGGCGTAGAGTCGTTTGAGAAATTGTGCGATGCTATTCCGGAAATTCGCGGGGCAGACTTTATTGTCAGCACCGGATCGGGTGGTGGTTCGCGTCATGTGTATTATGCGCTAAAAGAATCTATTCCGCTGCTGTCCCATCATGCCGATTATCCTGGCATTGACTTTAAGAGCAGTGGATTTGTTGTCGGCCCAGGATCGCATCACCACAGCGGCAGTGTGTACCAAGCGCTGTCTGGCTCACCTTATGATATTGGCCCTGCTCCAACCGCGCTGCTGGATATGCTCCGCAAGCCAGAGCGCCATCGGACTGAATACAACGGCAGCACGCTGGACGTATCGCAGGACGATATTGCCGGAATGCTGTTACATGTAACCAATGATGACTGCCATTATGACGATTGGGTCAAAATCGGCATGGCAATCCACCAGGCTACAGGCGGCACCGGCTACGAACTGTGGCGTGCATGGTCGGCTCAGTCGTCAAAGCATGACGAAAGCATGATGGAGAAGCGTTGGCATAGCTTTGGCAAGTCAGCCAATCCGGTGACAATCGGCACGTTGATTTATCATGCCGAGCAGAACGGCTGGGTCATGCCAGTCACGTTTCACGAAGAAGCAGAGTTTGACATGCCAGAACCAGTAGCAAAAGAAGCCAAGGGTGATTTGCCGTTCGACATTGCCGGTGTTGATTTAACCAGCCCGCCAGGGTTTGTCGGTGAAGTTGCGCGCTGGATTGAGAGTCAGTCGCGCCGAGAACGCCGTCATCTTGCTGTTGCCACGGCCTTGACTGCCATTGGTAACGTCGGTGGCCTTCGCTACATGGACGCACGCGATGGTGCCACGGCTAACCTCTTTGCGTTCTGCGTGGCAGGATCAGGCACCGGCAAGGAGGCCATGAACCAAGCCATCTCCAAGATTCACCGGGTGGCCGGTCTTGCTCCTGCAACCCATGGCTCCATCAAGTCCGAGCAGGAGATTACCCGCAACTTGGTTCGCCATCAGGCTGCGCTTTACGTCATCGACGAGGTTGGTCACCTTTTGTCAAAAATTGCTAATGCGCAAAAGCGTGGCGGTGCGGCATATCTTGAGGCAACTATTGGCGTGCTGATGTCTGCCTATTCCAAGGCGAATAGCTTTATGCTGCTAACCGGGGACGTGAAGGAAACCGTCAAGGCTGAACTGCTCAAAGAGATCAGCCAGATCACACGAAAGCTGGATGATGGGGCCAACGCATATCTTGAGCGGCGTCTGGAGAGTTTGCAGCATCAGGTCGATAGCATCGATCACGGATTGGAGCGGCCCTTCGTTTCGATGATCGGCTACACAACCCCGGTTATGTTTGACGCACTGGTGGACTTTGAGGGCGCGACAAACGGCTTCTTTGGCCGCTCAGTGGTGTTTAACGAGCGAGACACCGCTCCGCCAACTAAAGCAAACTTCCGCGCACCGGCAATGCCCGAAAGCATGGCAGCGACGATCCGGGTGATTGCAACTGGTGGGGAGTACGACACAGCCGAGAATGGCCGGGTCGAATACCTTGGAGATCGCGCTGAAATACCTACCGACGCACAAGCCGATGCCATGCTGGAACAAGCGCGCATCTGGTACGACGAGCAGGCAGCAATTCACCGTGATGGCACTGGCCTAGAGGCTCTTTATCTGCGGGCCTACGAACTGCTGTCTAAGGTATCGCTCATTCTTGCCATACCGGAGCGCATTCGCACGGCAGAACACGTTCGCTGGGCCTTTGCTCTGGTTCGCCGCGATGTTGAGGAAAAGATGCGGCTGGTTACTGCAAACGACCGCGACAAGGATGCGCCCATTGAGGCCATGCGAGCGCGCATTGCAAATACATGCAGCGGAGGTGACGGCGTTACCGCTGGGGTGCTGTATAACAAGCTGCGTCCTCGCAAAAAGGAAGACATAGACAAGGTGATGGCCGGGATGATCGCGGCAGGGATTCTTGAGAGGATTGAGATCAAAAATGCCGGAAACGGAAAGCAGACCGTTCGGTACCGCTATATTGAGGATGGGTAAGGACAAATCCAGATAGTAACAGATAGTGCAGTTAGTGTTTTGCTCACTATCTGGATTTTCTATTTTTTACAAAGGTTTATTGAGGAGATAGTGCAGATAGTGCAGATAGTGAGATAGAGACATATATAGAGTCATAATATACCCATCAGATAGTACAGATAGTCAGATAGCTTAGATGCTTGTTTTTAAAAGATAAAAATATATATATCTATATATATCACTATCTCTCTATCTGATATATTAAAGATATATAAACAAAGGAAAATCCAGATAGTGAAGTGTACACTATCTGACACTATCTGACACTATCTGGTTTGCATGGCCGAATGCATATGGTAGCAAACGCTGATAACGATTGGAGGTAACATGGACCCTGCGTTGAGAGACTGGGTTTGGATCAATTTCGGATGGGATTTGGAAGGCCGTGAATGGGCCGAAGATGACATCTGGTTTTAGGAGGTGATGACATGGGTAAGCGATCAAACTTTGAACGGGTCGAGCGGGACTACTATCCGACCCCATATGAGGCTGTGGTGCCACTGCTGGAGCATCTCATGCCAGGGACAGTCTTCGTCGAGCCGTGTGCTGGTGATGGGCGGTTGATTAATCACTTGGCGGCTAATGGTCATGCTTGCGTTGGGGCATACGACATTGAGCCAAGGGCCGAATGGATTTTGCCGCTTGATGCCCTCAAGGCTGAGATCGGTAAAGCAGACTGCTTCATCACCAATCCGCCTTGGGATCGATCGATATTGCACCCACTTATCGATCATCTCTCTGCCCAAGCACCGACATGGCTCCTGTTCGATGCAGACTGGATGCATACCAAGCAGGCAGCGCCGTACATGGATCGGTGCGAAGCCATTGTGTCTGTAGGCCGGGTGAAATGGATCGAAGGATCGAAAATGACTGGCAAGGACAATTGCTGCTGGTATCTGTTTACCGACACCCCTAACAATCAGACTGAGTTCTACGGGAGGAAGTAAGATGGACCAGATTAAGCCTGCGAAGCAGTCTGACAAGTATAGCTGGATTTGGCTGTGCGCCAATTGCTCTGCGGAGTACGCCGCTGACGTAGAAGCAATGGAGTGCTGCGGAGAGCCGATACCCAATACAGAGCCGGATACACAAGACATCCAGATTGGCGGTGACCACTACCGGACAAAAGCCGTACAGCCTTGGGATGCCATGGAGGCATGGCTCACCGAGGAGCAGTTTATTGGCTTCTTGCGAGGCAATGCGATCAAGTATCTTGCTAGGGCTGGTTCTAAAGGCGAACCTGTGATAGATTACCAGAAGGCTCGGCACTACTTGGATAAACTAATCGGGGTTCTAGAGAATGGTAAATGACAATGACGAAACCTGTGAAAACTGCTTTTGGTATCGGGCAAGCCATGCTTGGACGCATGGTTACTGTAAAGTAAACCCTCCAGTCTTCACCCATATGGATGAACGTGGTCACCCAAGATTTTACGCGCCAGTCGTAAGTCCACATAATACATGCTCATTGTGGGAAGATGCGGATTCATGATTGCAAGTTCCGAGTTTTTATAGCATATGAAAAGGGCGACCAAGGACTGCAATCCCGGTCGCCCACACCAACGCGAGGGAGCCGCGCCGATGAATGACCCAATCCCTACATCAGATCAAAATACTGTCAAGCCTTGCCGCAAGTGCGGGGCAGCGGATCGTTATTCCGATGGTGAATGTAGACCGTGCGCAAGGGCTACAGCAAAAAAACGTTATCAAGAAAACAAAGATGCGGAGCTTGCTCGTACAAAAGCATGGCGAGAAAAGAATCCCAATTATGGCAAGGAATGGCACTTAGCTAATCTTGAAAAGCATCAGCAGCAATGTAGAGAATGGCATATTAAAAATCCTGATAAGTCAAAAAGCAATCGCATAGCTTGGAAAGCAGAAAACAAATCAAGGATACGTGAGCGAGAAAGACAATGGCGCATTGAAAACCCGGAGGAAGCGAAACGAAGGGATCAGAATAGACGCGCATTGAAAAAAGCGAACGGCGGAAAGTTATCTAAGGATATTGTTAATACTTTGATGAAATTGCAGAAAGGTCTATGTGCTTGTTGCGGTAAGCCACTTGGCAATAAATATCACCTAGATCATATTATGCCTTTGGCGCTTGGCGGAGCAAACACTGATGATAATGTTCAACTACTTCTTCCGCAATGCAACTGGTCTAAGGGCGGAAAGCACCCAATTGAATATATGAGGGCAAAGGGAAAGCTGCTATAAGCGTAATAAAGGAGATTATTATGCTGGCGCTACAGGTCGAAACCAAAGATTGGGACCGCAAGCTCATGCAGCTTGCCCAAACGCCTGAACTGATCCGCAAGTCAGTTGTTGGTGCCTTGTCTGAAACGGTTGACGATCTGCATACCCGCCAGAAGCTGGAGATGAAGCAAGTCTTTAACAATCCAACTCCCTACATCATGCGCGGCCTAAAGAAGCGTTACCCTGGCGGTAAGATGGGACAGGGCGTGATGAAGGCCGGGACGTACTTTGAGTTCTTCCCGGTCGGCAAATCACCTGAAGACATCGTTAAGCCGCATGTGTTTGGTGGAGCAAGGCGGCAGAAAAAGTCTGAACGGCGATTGATGGGTCTTGGCCTGATGCAGGCCGGGGACATCACAACTATGGGCAGAGATTACCCAAAGAACAACTCAGGAGACATCTCTGGGGCGCGCTACACTCAAATGTTGCACCAGCTTGGTGGTCTTTCTGACTATGCTAGATCGGCAATGCCCAAAAGCCGTCAAAAGGACCGCAAGGGAACATCCTATTACTACCTTAGGAGCAAAAGCGGCACTCCCGTCATTATTGAGCGTAATGGTAGCAATACTCGCATCATGTTGGTTGTTGCAAAGCCTGGGCAAGGGTATAAAAAGAAATACGACTATTTCGGCGTGGGTGAACGTCAGGTGGCTTACAGCCTGCCGCTGCACTTCAACCGGATCATAAACCGATATATGAGCAGGATGTAATCATGAACGACAACCTTATCGCAGAAGGTCCCAACCACGCAGCCGCACTGGCACTGCTAAATGATCTCATGCTGGTATTAAACAATGCCTCGCGCCTTATGGCGCGGAATCCGGCTTGCACTAGCAAGGCGCAAGCAATGGCAATCGTCGTGGAAGCCATGGCAATTGAGACTAGGGAGTCTGGCAGTGAATAAGGAAAGCTTGCGCGCAATGCGCCTGGCCAGGGGATTAACGCAAGAGTCCATTGCTGAACGGTTAGGCCTATCGCCGCGCCACTATAAGCGGCTTGAGTCTGGCGCGACTCCAATCCGCGAAACGCTGGCGCGACTCATTGCCCACGAATTGACCTAAGCCCCGCGCCCCTATCCCCTACTTTGCCCGGCCATTGCGCCGGGCTTTTCTTTGCGCGCGCCCCGCGCAATTGCGCCCCGCGCCCTATCGCGTTGGGGCTTTGCCTATACCTATAGGCCGCGCGGTATAGGTAGAGTCCGCGCCCCGATATTGCCCCTAAAACGCCCCATAGAACGCGCCTGCAATTCCGCGCTAGGGTGGTGGCTTGCCCCATTGAAAACGCGCCCTAAGGCCGCTTTCCGCCGCCCCTAGGCCTATGCCATGGCATGGCCGCAAGCGGGTCCTCCCAGGCAAAACGCCCGTGCGGGTGATTAGGACCCCGACAAAAATCTAGAGACACGATTTTTGAGACCTGTTCTTGAGGAATTTCCGATTAGACAGCTTCGCGCCCGCGTGGCACCACACTCAGGCTGCGCCATAATGACACCGCTCGGCAGTGACGCGGGACGATAAATGCGCTAGGTAACAGCCGATCAAACTGGCGGGCGCAGCACTCAAGTTTGCCAAATCTAAATTTTTAACCTATTTTCGGAACCTGATGGAAAAGAAAAACTCAACTGGCGGCGTGATCTTGGGATCGTCTTACGACGAGGCCCGTACTCGCAAGATCAACGCCGAGGCCGAGATTGCTGAACTTGAACTTCAGCGCATCAAGGCGACCATGTGCTTCACTGCTGACGTGGTGAAAGCCTGGGAGAGCGTCCTTCACGCCTGTCGCGCCAAGCTGCTTGCTGTTCCGACAAAGATGGCCCCAGTGGTGTCTGGCATCTCTGACACCTCGACCGTCAAAGAGCGGTTGGAGGAAGCAATTCGTGAGGCGCTCGATGAACTGGCTAACTATAATCCGACTGTGGACCCGGTTCGAACTGGTGCAGCAGCGCCTACGCCGGTCGATAGTGAGGAAGAGGCAGAAAAGCCGAAGCGTGGCCGTGGCCGTCCGCGCAAGATCGATAAGTTGAAGGAATGATCCAACTAGACCCAACCATCCGCGCCGAAGCTATGGCGCAATTGGCTGAGGCCATGAAGCGGCTGACTCCGCCTCCGCGTCTGTCGGTGGCTGAGTGGGCTGACAAGGAACGGCGGTTGGACAGTCAATCGTCCGCAGAGCCTGGTCGGTGGTATACCTCTCGCGCCGAGTACCAGCGCGGCATCATGGATGCCTGCTCGGACCCTGAAGTGCGCGAAGTCGTGGTGATGTGCGGCACCCAGAGCGGCAAATCCGAAGCCATTCTGAATACCATTGGCTACCACATGCACCACGATCCATGCCCGATCTTGGTGATGCAGCCGACCGTGGACATGGCGCAGGCATTCTCGAAGGACCGCGTAACGGCTGGTCTGATCCGTCCAACACCATCCCTGCGCGGGCTGGTTAACGATAGCAGGGCGAAAGATGCTAATAATACGACACTGCACAAGGTATTTCCTGGTGGCGCTCTATCTCTTGTTGGCGCTAACAGTCCATCTTCCCTTGCTTCTCGCCCTATTCGTGTTGTCCTATGCGACGAAGTTGATCGATACCCTCCGTCAGCAGGCGAGGAAGGTGATCCAATCTCTCTGGCAAAGCGCCGAGCAGCTACGTTCTGGAACAGGAAGATAATTCAGGTATCGACCCCGACCAATAAGGGTGCGAGCCGGATCGAAGACGCTTACGAAGAGACAGATAAGCGCAAGTTTTACGTCCCGTGTGTTCACTGCACTCATGAGCAGTTGCTTGTGTGGTCCAATGTGCAATGGCAGGATGACAATCCGAAAACTGCTCGCTATCATTGCATGGAGTGTGGGGCGGCTTGGACTGAAAGCGAGCGTCACGTAGCGGTGGCCAGGGGGAAATGGGTGGCCACCGCACCCTTCAATGGCGCTGCTGGCTTCTGGTTCAATGCGCTGTATTCGCCATGGGTCGATCTGGTGGATACGGTAGAGGAATTTCTCGCCTGTCGCAAAGACCCCATGCGCCTCAAGACATTTGTGAACACGATCCTAGCCGAGACTTGGGAGGACCAAGGCGACGGCGTGGACGATTATGCCGTGGCGAAAAGGAAGGAAGACTATGACGGGATTCCAGATGATGCTGTACTCCTTACTGCTGGCGTTGACGTTCAGGATGACCGCCTTGAAGTCGAAATTGTTGGCTGGGGTGCTGGGGAAGAAAGCTGGCAGATAGATTACCAGGTTCTGTATGGTGATCCTTCTAGCCCGCAGCTTTGGTCAAGGCTGGATGAGATACTTCTGGCCACCTATGAGCATCCGGCCGGCGAGCCAATGCTGATCCGGTCAACTTGCGTTGACTCTGGTGGCCATCATACGCGGGCAGTCTACAACTATGCCAAGACCCGCGCCGGTCACCGGGTGTTTGCCATCAAGGGTGTCGGCGGAGAGGGTAAGCCGATTGTCGGCAGGCCGTCGAAAAACAATGTCGGCAAGGTCCCGCTATACGCCATTGGCGTAGATACGGCCAAGGAACTCCATTACGCACGGCTAAGGATAGATGAGCCTGGTCCCGGCTACTGTCACTTCCAGGCCAAGCGCGACGATGAGTATTTCCGGCAGCTTACGGCTGAAAAGCAAGTCATCAAGTACCACAAAGGTTATCCGACCCGCACTTGGATCAAAACTCGCACCAGAAACGAGGCTTTGGACGTTCGAGTTTATGCAATTGCAGCCTTTCACATATTAAATGTGAATATGGATAGCATTGTACGCCGGTTTTATGCTAATGTGAGTGGTAGAACTGTTCCTGAGAAGGAAACGAAACCTGTGCAACCGCATCCTTTGGTGCCTAAAAAGCGACCATCTAAGGGCGGTTTTGCCAACAACTGGCGATGACGGATAATGGCAAATCTGTTCGATAGTGCGAATGCCCTGACCTCGGAGCCTACCGAAATTTACTGCGGCTCACTGGTTCAGTGGAAGCGCGCTGATCTGGCTGAAGATTATCCGACTAGCTTGTATGACTTGATCTATACCGCTCGTCTTAGGGGTGGTCTGAGCCGGGAAATCTCTATCACTGCGGTAGACAGTGACGGCGTATATCTCGCTGTCATGCCTAACGCGGTCACTGCGGCTCAGGTTGCTGGTGATTACTACTGGCAGGCAGAAATCAAACGCAAGAGCGACAATGCCAAGGTGCTTGTTGCCACTGGCGAATGGAAGATACTGCCCGATCTTAACCAGACTGGTGCCGATCCGCGCACTCATGCTGAGATCATGGTCGATAAGATTCAGTCGCTGCTGGAAGGCCGCGCTGACAAGGATGTTACTAGCTACTCCATTCAGGGTCGGTCGATCTCGAAGATGAGCATTGCCGATCTTTTGCAATGGCGTGATTATTACCGTAAGGAAGTGGCCCAGGAGCGCCGTGATAATGCCATTGCGCTAGGAAAGCCGACCAAGACCACTATGAAGGTGCGATTCCTATGAGCCTGTGGCGCGAAATTCTAGGTCTGCCGAATAAAGGCGCTGCGCCCATGCGTAAGCGGTCTTACCACGCCGCCAATACCGGGCGGCTTTTTGCTGACTTCATGGCTTCCAGCCGCAGTGCGGACAGCGAACTCAAGCCTGATCTTGTCATCATGCGTAACCGCGCCCGTGCGCTGGCCCGTGATGATGTGTATGTTAAACGCTACCTTGGCCTGCTTGAGACCAATGTCGTTGGGGACAAGGGTGTCAGTATGCAGGTCAAGGCCCGCAACACTGATGGAAGTCTTGATGTTATCGGCAACGACATCATTGAGAACGCTTGGTATCAGTTTGGGCTGAAGGGTAACTGCACCGCAGATGGCCGTCTTAGCTGGATCGATCTGCAAAAGCTGGTCATGTCCACTGTTGCCCGCGACGGCGAAGTGTTCGTCCAGATTATCCGCAATCGCTCGATGCCAAATGGCATTGCTTTCCACCCGGTGGAAGGCGACCAGATCGATGAGTCGAAGAACCAGCGCCTCAAGAATGGCAATGAAATTCGCCTCGGCATCGAGGTGGACCAATTCCAGCGTCCTGTGGCGTACTGGATGAAGCCACGTCACCCTGGTGACTACGACTTTGCCTCTATCGACATGAACCCGTCGGTTCGCATCCCGGCTAAAGACATGATCCATGTCTATCGGCAGGAGCGGGCTGGTCAGACACGCGGTGAGCCTTGGATGGCTCCCGCGATGAGCCAGCTAAAGATGCTCAATGCCCACCGCGAGGCAGAACTGGTTGCCAGCCGCATGGCAGCATCCAAGATGGGCTTCTTCATCAGCGACAATGGCGAAGATGCTCCGGCTGATGATTACGACAACAATGTCCCGATCATCGACGCTGAACCCGGCACCTTCCACCAGCTTCCCAACGGCGTTGACTTCAAGCCGTTTGATCCGACCCATCCTGCGACTGCCTTTGCGGAGTTTCAGAAGGGCATCTTGCGCGGGATCGCATCTGGCTTGGCGGTGTCGTATGCCTCGCTGTCGAACGATCTGGAGGGAACCTCCTACAGTTCGATCCGCCAAGGTGCGCTGGAAGAGCGCGATGCTTACCGGATGATGCAGCAGTTCCTGCTCGAACACTTCATCATCCCGGCGTACTCGGCATGGCTCTATCATGCGATGGAATTTGCGACGATCCCGATCCCGGTGACCCGCTTCGATAAATTCTTTTTGGCGACCTCGTTCCGTCCCCGTGGATGGCAGTGGGTCGATCCGCAGAAGGAAATTTCGGCTGCTGTCGAGGCCATGCAGAACGGCATCATGTCAATGCAGGATGTCTCGAACCAGTATGGCCGCGACATCGAAGAGACATTCAGCCAGTGGCAGCGCGATCAGGAACTGGCCAATCAGTTTGGCTTGAACCTTGCATTCCAGCCGTTTGGCGGCAATGTTGCGAACAAGGGCGCTGTAGCGCCGGAGGTAGACGGAAATGTCTGAAGAACAGCCTGTATTGAGTGAAGATGCTGTTTCGGATATAGTGGTTGAGGAAACCACTGAGGAATGCGTCGTGGACGATCTTGAAGAGCGGGCAACTGTGAAGATTGAGATCGAGGTCGATACCTCCGATGCTCCTGAGGCTGAAACGCCGGATAGCGAAGAAATTGCTGTCACTGAGCCTATGCCTGTGTCTATTGACCCTGAAGACGAACTGATGCGTAAAGAAGAGCGTCGGGCCGTCGCAATCGACATGGAAATGCGCGCTTACGATGAGAAGAAGCGCACTGTCGAGATTGCTGTATCTTCAGAACTGCCGGTCGAACGCTCGTTCGGCAAAGAAATTCTGATCCATGAGCCTGGAGCCGTCGATCTCGGCTTCTTCGCCTCTGGCCGTGCGCCGCTGCTGCTTGACCATGATATGGAGAAGCAGATCGGCGTTGTTGAATCCGTAGAACTTTCTGCTGATCGGAAGCTGCGAGCCAAGGTCCGGTTCGGTCGTTCCGCTCTCGCCCAGGAAGTTTTTCAGGATGTTGTCGATGGTATCCGGGGGAATGTCTCCGTCGGCTATCGCGTCAACAAGATGGAACGCTCTGCGACGAACAAGGATGAATACCTTGTGCGTTCGTGGAGGGCCATGGAGGTATCCGTAGTTTCTATCCCCGCTGACCCGTCAGTTGGTGTGGGGCGAAGCGCGGTTGCAGCCGAACCCAAACCTACCGTTGAACCATCCATCAAACAGGAGGCCAAAATGGCTGACGAAGTGAACCTGGATGCGGTTCGGGCCGAAGCCGCTGCTGCTGCTGCCCGCAACGCATCTGAAATTGTCGCGCTGGGTGCGCGTCACAATGTGAGCGATCTGGCTCAGAAGGCTCTGGCCGAAGGCAAGAGCATTGACCAGTTCCGTGGCGAAGTCCTTGAAGTGATCGGCAACAAGCCGCTCGAAAACAAGGAAATCGGTCTGAGCAAGAAGGAACGTCAGGAATACTCGGTGGTTCGCGCCATCCGCGCCCTGTCGAACCCGACTGACCGCGCTGCTCAGGAAGCTGCCCGCTTCGAACTCGAAGCCTCGGCTGCTGCTGCTCGCTCCTACGGCACCACGCCGCAGGGCATCATGGTCCCGGCTGAAGTTCTCGGCACTTGGAAGCGTGACCTCAACACCTCGGACGACAACGAGATCGTTGCCACCAACCTTCTGGCTGGTGACTTCATCGACGTTCTGCGTAACGCTTCGTCGGTGATGCAGGCAGGCGCTCGCATGTTGCCGGGTCTGGTCGGAAACGTGAACATTCCGAAGAAGACCGCTGCTTCGTCGGCTGGTTGGATCAGCACCGAAGGTGGCGCTGCTTCTGAATCGGAACCGACCTTTGGCACGGTTGCTCTCAGCCCGAAGACCGTTGGTGCTTACACCGACATGACCCGCCAGCTTATCCTTCAGTCGACTCCGTCGATTGAAGCACTGGTCCGCGACGATCTGACCCAGGCTATGGCTCTGGCAATCGACGCTGGCGCGCTGAAGGGTTCGGGTTCGTCGGGTCAGCCGACCGGCATCTACGGCACTTCGGGCATCAACACCGACAGCTTTGCCGGTGCAACCCCGACTTGGGCTGAGATCGTTGGTCTGGAAACGCTGGTCGCTGAAGACAATGCTCTGCTGGGCAACCTGTCTTACATCGTCCCGGCTGGCCTGTACGGCACCCTGAAGACCACCGCTAAGGCGACCAACCAGGCGATCTTCGCGGTTGATCCGGACGGCACGATGAACGGCTACCGTACCATCGTCTCGAACCAGGCAACTGCTGGTTACCTCCTGTTTGGTAACTTCAGCGACTGCTTGATCGGTATGTGGGGCGGTCTGGACCTGACGGTCGATCCGTACACCTCGTCGAACACCGGCACGGTGCGCGTGGTTGCCCTTCAGTCGGTAGACGTTGCTGTCCGTCACGCGGTCAGCTTCGCTCTCGGCACCCCGGCAGCCTAATGCTTACGTGGAAGGGGTCGGGCTTAGGCTCGACCCCAACCCGTGAAGGGACGAAAATGAAGTATAAGGTTTTGAAAACCACTATCGCTAATGGCGTTCGTGTGAATGCCGGTGATATTATCGAACTTGGCGCTGCGGAAGCCCACTCACTCAAGGGTTATGGCCGCATCGAACCTGTCACTGAGCAGGAAATTCGCGTTGCAGACGCACCTGCTGTTGAACACCGCGATCCGGTAATTGCTCCGAAGCGGGGCCGACCCCGTGGGCGTTGAGAGCGAAAAGGACATTCTCGACTTCTTTGAAGTCGATGACTTCGCAGATGTGGCGACATATACGCCTGTTGGCGGTCGCCCTGTTTGTATCAACGGCATTTTCGACGCGCCTCAGGCCAGCCGCAATGCAACCGATATGATGGACATTACGATCCCTGCTCCGCAGTTTGTGTGCCGCACGGTCGATGTTCCAAATGCCGCAGATGGCGATGCTATCGTGATCCGGTCAGTCAACTACCAGGTCCGCGTCGTTTTGACTGATGGCACTGGGGTCAGCACTCTCCTGCTGGAGAAGGTGTAATGAGCCACGTTCGCACTCAGATCAGGAACCGCATTGCCACGCTGGTGACGGGTCTGCCGACTACTGGCGCGAACGTCTACAAGATGCGCCGCTATGCCTTGGACGATTCCAAGCTGCCAGCGATCTGCGTTTACACCACTGATGAGAGCAGCAGCCTGATTACGATTGGCACCCGCACTTTGCGCCGGGTCATCAATGTCATGGTCGAGGTGTTCGTCAAAGGACCTAGCACTGCTGTTTCCGACACCATCGATGGCATCTGCATCAGCGTTGAAGAGGCAATCGCCGCAGACTTTGGGCTAAATGGGCTAGCCAAATCCTGCGTCTTGACTGCCACCGAAACTGATGTGAATATCGAAGGTGAGCAGGGCATTGGTACGGCGCGATTGGTTTATGCCGTCGAATATGTTACAAGCATTGGCGATGTGGAGACTGCGCGATGAAGATGATTGCCGTCTATAACGCCAATGGCGACAAAATTCTGGCTTGTGGGCCTGATCTGGAGTATTACCAGAGCATTGGCTGGAAGCCTGAAGAACCGGCCAAGCCGAAGCGCAAGGTCATCATTGAAACCGAAGACACCACCAAGGAGGCTGAGTAATGGGTACTCACACTGGCAGTGAAGGCACCGTCAAGGTGGGTGCCAATACGATTGCTGAAATCCGTTCCTACTCTGTTGAGCAGACGGCTGACACCACCGAAGACACCACGATGGGCGACACTTGGCGCACCCACAAGACCACGTTGAAGTCATGGTCGGGAACGGTTGATGTTTACTGGGATGAAACCGACACCAATGGTCAGGCCACTCTGGTTCCCGGCGCTGAAGTGACGGCGAACTTCTACCCCGAAGGTTCGACCACTGGTGACACCTACCTGACCGGAACGGCTATTGTCACCGGCAAGACGATCTCGGCCAGCTTCGATGGCATGATCGAATCCACCATCACCCTTCAGGGAACTGGACCTCTTACGACTGGCCCTGCTGCATAAATTAAGCTGAAAGGATTAACATGAGTATTGCAGAACGTATCAAGGCCCGTACCAGCAAAAAGCGGCATATCGACGTTGAGGAGTGGGGTGAAGCAGGACAGCCTGAGCGGGTGTTCTACGGCCCCCTCCTCGCCGGAGAATTGAACCGCATTCAGCGCAAACATCCGACATTCCTTCAGAGCGCATCATTTGAAGGCATGGTTGATCTGATTATTCTCAAGGCTGAGAACGGTCAGGGAGAAAAGATGTTTACCCTTGAGGACAAGCCTGTCCTTATGCGTGAAGAAGTTGAAATCATTTCTCGCGTTGCCGCTGAATTGATGAGTGGCACCAGCGTAGAGGCTGCGGAAAAAAACTGAGAGACGATCCGCTAAGGTTTAATCTCATTACCTTAGCGGATCGCCTCGGCAAAACCATCGCAGAGATTGAAGAAATATCTATAGAAGAGTATAACGAATGGGTCGCCTACTTTAGGCTTGACGGCGAAAGGCAAAAGCGTGGCCCAGCAAAACCTTGATTTTAACATTGTTGCCCACACCAAGGGCATGGAGGCCATTGCCCAGCTTATTAACCGAGTGGGCGCGCTGGAAGCTGAAACCAAGAAACTTGCTAGTGCCAATGCAACTCTGGCAACTTCGACCAATACTGTGGTTCAGAATGGCACTCGATACAATAATGCTCTTGATGCTCAGTCCAAGCAATTGCGCCAAGCCCGCCAAGGAACGCAGCAGCTTGGGATGCAGATCAACGACTTTGCCACGTCCGTATCGACTGGTGCAAGCGTATCTCAGGCATTCAATCAGCAGCTAGGCCAGCTTGGCTTTGCTATGTCCATGATGCAGGGTACGGCTGGCCAAGTTGGCGCTTTCCTTGCTGGCCCATGGGGCGCTGCAATTAGCATAGCCGTTATGGCCTTGGCTCCATTTATCGATAAGCTTGGTCAAGCGATCATGAAGCTTTTTGATACCGAGACTGCTTTGGATCGCGTCAGCAAGAAGGCCAAGGAATCTATGGCTAACCTTGCTGGTAGCGTGAAGCAAGCAAGCCTTGAAAGCACGGCCATGACGGACGTTGCTATGGAATATGCGACTGCATCTAGAGCATATGCCAAGGCAAATAAGGCGCTTCAGGATGCGCGCCGTATGGGTCCTGCTGATGAAGCTGATCCTGGCAGCGTATTTGCTCATCAACGGCGACTTGAGAATTTGGCCAAAGCAGCTAAGCAAGCCGAAACAGCCATGAAGTCTTATCAAGGCAAGGTTGAGCAAATCCAAGCCATTGGTCGTGTCAAGGGAATGCAGCGCACCAATGAAGCTATCCTTGGAACTGCTCCAAAGGCACCAAAGGCAGCACGAAAAGAAGCTCTGACTGACGCTCAGAAGGAGGCCAAGAAGATCGCAGAGGCGACTGCCCGCTGGGATCGTATGATGGCCGGTGATCGCGTAGCTGAATATCAGGATATGCGTATTCGTGATATTAAGAGCGCAGAGGCTTGGAAGGATACTCTCACCAAGCTTGACGATGAAATTAGCGCAAATGCCATTGATGCTGCCGCCAAGCGTATGCAGGAAATTGGCTATATCGTTGATGAAGCCAATCTGAAAATCGCAGAGCAGTTCCAAAAACCTTACGACGAAATTCAGAAGTCGTTTGAGAGCATTGGAAACTCAGTAAACGATGCTTTTAAGGGTATGCTGACCGGCGCTATGTCGTGGAAGGATGGCATGAAGAGCCTTATTGGTTCTGTAATCGATGAACTTTGGCGGCTTTATGCTGTTCAGCAGATCGTTGGGTTTGTTGAGACAGCATTGGGTTCAATTGGCCTACCTCTGCCAGAAATTGGCAAGAATGCTAATGGTACTCAAAACTGGAAGGGCGGCATGACTTGGGTTGGCGAACGCGGCCCGGAACTTGTCAATCTTCCGCGCGGCGCTCAGGTTATTCCCAATCATCGCGCTCAAAACATGGCCAGTGGTGGCATCAATGTCACTGTCGATGCCCGTGGCTCTAATGATCCAGCCGCTGTGCGCGCTCAGGTCCAGCAAGGCATCCTTGAGGCAGCCCCAGCAATCATTGCCGCCGCAGAGGCTCGCACAGTATCTAGTATGCGCCGTCCGCGCCTCGGTGGAGTTATCCAGTAATGGCTCATATCACTATTCCTAATCAGGACTTCGTATCCATGACTTGGCGGCGCATTGAGCCATCACAGGTCAATATCAGCCAATGGACCGGCGCACGTCAGGTTGTGCCGTCTGGTCGGGCTTGGTGGGAATGTGTCGTGACGCTACCGCCGCTCGTTGGTTATGCCGCAGCAGAGCCATGGATCGAGTTCATTGAAGATATGAACGGTAGCGCCAACACCTGCACGATCATCTCGGACTTCGCACCATCTGGCGTAACGATGTATCTGGTGGACTATCCAGAGATCAATATCGGCCTTGCCAAGACATACGATATTTCGATGTCCTTCAGGGAAGCTTTCTAATGGTTGATCCGACAACTCAGGCTGCTCTTGAGGCAGAGGTTCTCCGCTGGCGCGCATTGATCTATGCTGACTTCGTTGATGACACGCTTCGGGCAACCAATAGCGTGGTCGATAAGGTTGTCTCTGGGTCAGGTGATGCAGAGCTTGATGGCACCTACGAAAGCTTCAATCATAACATCATTGAGATCAGCCCAGTCGTTCATAGCGAGACTGGATCGGATACCGTCTCGGTTCAAATGAGCGGCCTGATCGTCAATTCTGACCTTCTTAATATGATCGGTGATCGCACCAATTGGCAGGGCCGTGCTGCCCGCCTATGGTTCTTTCTGGTCGATGAGAATGAAGATCAAGTCGGGTCAATCGTTCCGTACTACACGGGTTACATGAATGACGTGACTATCTCTGGCAGCCCGCAAGAGCAGAAGATCACGCTAACAATTGAAAACTATCTGATCTCGCTGTCCGCTAGGGCTAATCGCACGTACATGATGCAGAAGCTTTATGACGCTGGCGATCTTAGCGCCAATGCTACCCTTGGTGCTGCAAATGGCATGGGCGAAAGCAGCGGTGTCACCAACTACGGCGGCTATGGCGGTGCTTGGGCCATGGATATTGGAATGGTGAATAACGTATGATGGAATTGACACGCCTTTCCAACTGGGAGTCCCTCCTGTCAGAATATATCGCGTCTAAGCGAGAAGAGCCATTTGCTTATGGCGTAAACGATTGTTGTTACTTCTGTTTTGGGGCCATTGAGGCTATTACCGGACAGGACTGTATGTTAGAATTTAGGGGCCAATATTCTAACGAGTTTGGAAGCCTTCGCGCCCTCAAAGAGATCGGCCAAGGTGACCTTGAAAGCACCATGGATGCTAAGTTCCCGACCATTGAAATTGGCCGTGCGGGACGCGGCGATATTGCTTTCTTTGACGGCTCCATTGGCGTAATCATGGGGTCATTCGCTTGGTTTGTTTCGGATCACTGTCTGGAGCGTGTCGAGCGCGAATACTGGGTTAAATGCTGGGGTATTGCGCATGGGTAAGGTGCTGAAGACTATTGTAGGCATCGCCCTAACTGCCGTTACCTTTATTCCAGGCATTGGGACCGCCTTGGGCGTTGGCCTGAAGGTTATCCAAGCCGTCAGGGCCATTGGTATCGCCACTGCCCTTAGCGGTGCATCAGAGGTTCTGTTTGGCCCTAAGGTTCCCAAGAGCCAGCTTTCCCGATTGAATCTAACTCTTGAGCCTACTACTGCCCGCAAGGCGGTTTTTGGCACAACTGCGATGAACCTCGATCTGCGCTATCATGAAGCCAGTGGCACGGATCAGGAATATATTGATTATGTGATTGCGCTTTCGGCCCATAAGGTCAAATCTATTGATGAAGTGTGGTTCGAGGAAAAGCTGGCATGGACTGCGGCCAGCGGCGTAACTTCGACCTATGCTGGCTATCTGGAAGTAGCCACTATCCTTGAGGGTAGCTCTTCAAACTATTTCACCGTCAACACCGGATCGGTGTGGGGTGCTAATACTCCCCTTACTGGCTGCGCTCAGATTAAATTTAGAGTTAAGCGGTCTGGCAATACCAAGGAAGCTGAAAGCCCGCTTCTGAGCGGCCTGCCTAGCCGTGTAACTGTTATTGGTGATGGCGCGCTGCTTTATGATCCGCGCAAGGACAGCACTGTCTCGGGCGGCTCGGGGACACATCGCACGAACGATCAGTCTACTTGGGGCAGCTATACCAATGCAGACGATACCGACAATCAGGCTCTCCAGCTTCTGTGGTGGCTTCTTGGATGGCGTGTGAATGGAGAACTCTCCATTGGCTGCGGCGTACCGGCTAATCGCATCGATTTGCCTAGTTTTATCACGGCGGCGAACATCTGCGACGAAACCGTAACGCTGGCCACTGGCGGAACCCAAAAGCGTTATCGTACCAGCGGAACTGCATCTGATGATGATGACCGTATGGCGGTTATTAACACGTTCCTGACCTGCATGAATGGCACCCTGCGAGATAGCGATGGCAAACTTTCGCTAACCGTAATCAAGAACGATCTGGCAGACTATGTGCTGACGTTTGACGAAGGCGATGTTCTGGATGCGTTTGAATGGAACCAGACGCGCGGCCTGAGCGATACCTATAGCAGCATTCGTGGTCGCTATATTGATCCGTCGAATAACAGCCTTTATCAGCTTGTAGACTACCCGCTGATCGAAATCGCTGGCGGATCGCCGGATGGTATCGAACGCGTCATGACGCTCGATCTCCCCTATGTCGAAGATGGTCGCCGCGCCCAGCGCATTGCCAAGCAGGTTCTCCAGCGCAACCAGTATAAGGGGACCTTTAGCGCGACCTTTACCGCCAAGGCTCAGGGCTGCACAGTTGGCGATGTTGTACGCCTAACATTCCCGGCGCTTGGTTGGACTAACAAGCTCTTCCGCGTGATCAGCCAGGAAATCCGTTTCGACGGCCAGGTTCCTTTGTCCCTGATCGAAGAGAACGCCGCGATCTACGCTTGGGACGCAGACGATAGCGCGCCTGTCACGCCGAATGCGCCTACTGTCTACGATCCACTTAACAACCCGCTTATCATCGCCATTTCGGATGCTGAAGCAGCGGCAGATGGCAAGATCGTCAGCTTTTTCCAGACCACTGCGCCGACAGCTATGGGAATTGGAGACATCTGGTTTGACACAGACGATGCTAATAAGATGTATCGCTGGAGCGGAACTGCTTGGGTTCTTGCCCGCGATACTGGCATCACCACAGCCATCAGCACCGCATCAGATGCTCTTGCCACTGCTGACGGCAAGGTAACCAGCTTCTTCCAGACTAGCGCACCGACCGCAGAAGCCGTAGGCGACCTTTGGTTTGATACGGATGACAATAATAAGCTGTATCGCTGGAGCGGATCGGCTTGGGTGCTTTCGACCGATGCTCGTGTTACAAATGGCTTTGATGCGAGTGGAAACATCGCTGGCAACAAAGTAATTACCAACTCCATTATCAATGGTGCTGTCAATCGTGTATCGGTTGCCGCAGAGGGCGCAAACCTTGAAGCTACATACAATACAGAAATAACGCTCAACAGCCTGAGCATAACCAAAGAATTTTCCAGTTCGGTTATCAGGCTGGATTGCAACTTCAGATATAGTGTCGGCTATCTGGGATCGCGCAGCTTTTATGTTTATGTATATAAAGACTCAACGCTTGTTGCTGGATCATTTTATGATTCGTCGTATACAAACTCAAATCCTGCTAGATTCGATGCAGATAATTTTACCATTCAATATGTTGATGGTGTTGCTGGCACTGGATCAAGAACATACTACATCAAGGTTAAGAATGTTGACCCATCCGGTGCATTCAACGCAGCAGGCATAGCCAATCTTCAATTGGTGGAGATTAAGAAATGAACGAATATACTGTATATGATCCAGCGACAGGTGTTATCCTTAAAACATTCAGCTTCCAAAATGCTGATTTCATAGATCAGCAGGACATTGGTAATGCCGTTCTGATCGAAGGCTTATATGGACCGGAAGACTTTTGGATCAATGACGGGCAGCCTGAGCAGCGCCAAGATGCTGCACTGAGCATTCCTGATTCCGTTAACATTGGCGATGATCTGTCGTTTACGCTTCCAGCCAATACCTTTTTTGAGATTGGTGGAATCCGCTATTTTGGCGAAGTGACCCTGCCTACAAATGTGGTAACGATCCATTATATCAATCTCCAAGGCGCATATCGCGGCAGTTATTCAGTGTTCGTCAAATCGTATGTTGAAAACCGCGTCGCTGCTTACCCAAGCTATGGCGATCAGTTTGACTATATCTACCACAATGGCTATGAGGCCTGGTATCAGATGATAACTGACATTAAAAACCAGTACCAAAAGCCATCCTAACATGATAATGCTTGGATTGCGTTTGTGGGGTAAGTCATGACTGATACTGGTGTTCTGGCAGCCAAAATTGAAATGCTTCACTCTGATTTTGGTGAAGTTAAAACAACTTTGGCCGAATTGTCCAAGGCAATCACAAAGCTGGCACTGGTGGAAGAACGACAGGCGCAGACCGCAGAAGCTATGGAACGTGCATTCCGCCTGATTGGCAAACTTGAAGACCGGCTGACGGAACTGGAAAAGGCCCAGCCGAAGGCCAAGGAAACGTCTATTTGGGTGGATCGATTCATCCTCTGGGCAGTCATGGGTGTAATGGGCTTTATCGGCGCAAAGGTTGGATTACTCTAAGGCTAGAAATATCAGCCGTTCACTGATATAGAGGTGTGGAGGTGAACAATGATCCAGCCAGGGCTTCATAACATTGTAATTCAGCAGGGCGCTGACTGGGAAAAGACGTTTCAGCTTTTCGACAGCGATGGCGCACCGCTTAACCTGACTGGATCGACGATAGAGGCTGAGATTTGGACGGAACGCAAAACATCCAAGTTGGCCGATTTTACGGTTACTATTACTGATGTGACTGGAGGGAAATTTACCCTTGGGCTTACGGATGCTATCACCTCTGTCCTTCCGGTGAGCGGATATTACGACATCAAGGTCACAGATGTTTATGGCTTTTCGAACTATTGGGTTCGCGGCAAAGCCATTCTCGAAACGGGATACACCGAATGACAACGAACATTGTCGAGACTGAAAGCACTCGTGCTGTTGTCACGGAAAACACCCTTACTGATGTTGTTGAGATAATTTCGCGTGGTCCTGCTGGCCCCGGTGGTGCGCGTGGAAATTATGGCTCGTTTTACGATCTGACCGTTCAGGCTCTGATCGCTGCTAATGTCGAGCAACGAGTACGTATCGCTACTACCCTTGAGCATCTCAATGTCGATCTAATCGATAATAAAATTATCTTCCGTGATGCTGGAACATATTCATTTACGTTTTCGATCCAGTTTACCAATACCGAAAACAATGCAGTTCATGGCGCTCGCGTATGGTTGAAATACCAAGGCGCAGTGTATCCTGACTCTGCCAGCTATCTTGCTATTCCTGGGGCGCGAACTGGTGTGCCCGGTGAGGCAGTTTGCACTGTCAATTTTGTCGGAACAGCCACTGGTGAAGACGATTACGTCGAGCTATTCTGGACAGCCGATAGCACCAATGTAGCCATCACCACCATTGATGCTACTGGTACGGTTCCCAACGCTCCTGGCGTCATCCTGACAGTCACTCAAGTAATGTATGGCCAGCTTGGTCCCACTGGCCCGATTGGTCCTACTGGTCCTGAAGGCGACGTAACTCCGGAAGTTATCGCTGCTAAGGAAGCCGCTGAACAATCCGCATTGGAAGCACAAAGTGGTGCAACCGTAGCCGCCACGCAAGCCGCTATTGCCACCACTAAGGCTGAAGAGTCAGCAATCAGCGCTACCGCTGCTGCAACTAGCGCTACCGCTGCTGCAACTAGCGCTACCGCTGCTCAAACGTCGGCAGGTTTGGCGGGTTCTAACGCGAATGCCGCAGCTCTCAGCGCTGACAATGCGGCTGCCAGCGCTGTGGATGCTCTTGAGTCCGAGAATGCAGCTGGCGACAGCGCGACCACGGCCACCGCGCAAGCGGGCATCGCCACCACACAAGCCGCTATCGCCACCACGCAAGCCGCCAGCGCCTTGGCCGATGCCGGGGCTGCTTCTAACAGCGCCGACAGTGCGGCGGCTTCTCAAATCAGCGCAGCTTCCAGTGCAACGGCGGCGGCGGGGTCTGCATCGACTGCCAGCGCTCAGGCGACCAATGCGGCGGCTTCGGCAACTGCGGCGGCGTCCAACGCCAGCGCGGCATCCACCAGCGCGACCAACGCCGCATCGAACGCGACGGCTGCGGAAACCTCGGCCACGAACGCGGCCAATAGTGCGGCTAGTGCTACCGCTAGTGCTTCCTCCGCAGCATCCTCAGCAGCAGATGCCCGAGCCGCAGCAGACGTGGCGGTGGAAGCCAATGCCGTCATCAGTCTCTTTCCAGACCCGTACTTTGATGTGATCGGGGCCGCGCCGACCACCAAGTTCAATGGCTATGCAGCGGTATCTGGTCTCGCGGGGTATACCAATCGCAGCTGGGATTCCTCGTTCAATCATATCTATGGTGAGGGCGCATGGCTGTATGATTCCGCTAGCACGGCGCGAATGGCGTTTGACCTGTGGCACGCCTTCGAGACAGCTGATCTTGTCTCCGGCGACCAGTTCAGCGTCGCGGTCATGGTCGTTGGCGCGAGCGGATCGGTCGGCCTGCGCGCCCGGCAGTTTGACAGCCAGTCGACCAGCTATGTCTGGGGTTCGAATGCCCAGCAGGGCAGCGGCTATACCACCATGGACGGCGCGCTGAAGGTCATCAAGCTGGAGAACCTGACCGTTTCGGCAACTGCAGCAGGCACGGCGATTTATCTGCTGGACAATGTCGCCAGCAACTTCCGGGTATTGGCTGTATGGGCGGTCAAGGGGCAGACTATCGGCAATCGTCCGCCGCCGCGCCAGGCGAAGGAGTTGCGGGATACTGTCATCACCAATGTCATCGGCGCAGCCTATGCGCCCGAGTTCGCCAAGGCGAATTGGGCTGTATCATATGTGCCGCAGTGGGAGGCTGAGACGCTGATCGGTTCGGACATCACCGGACTATCGCAGACCGCGCGCACCAACAACTTCAGCGGGTATGGCGATGTGGTCACGCCACCGGAAAGCGCGATCAACGCCTTGCAGGTTTCTGTCCAGCAGGCGACGGGAGGAGCGGAGACGGGTGCTGATTCGGTCATTCCGTGGGTTCGGATTGGATGCTTCGTCCGCACCGGGGCGAGCGGCACGGCCCATACCAGCAGCGGAACCTTGCTGGCGACCGGATATGTCGATGTTGACCCCGCCGTTACCAGTTATAGTGATCTCGTCATCCCGTTGCGCGACCCGATCACAGGCAACCTACTGACCGCAGGCATCGCTCCCGCCAGCTACGGCGCGGAGGTATTCCATTGCGTCTATGCGATCAAGGCCGACGGCACGCTCGCCTCGCTGAACCAGCCCAACGGCACGCGGACTGACCGTGTGGCAATTCCGCGCTCATACTATACGCTCTACAGCCGTGATGCGATCACGTGGTCATGGTCTGTCTTGTCGGGTAATCCTTCGATTGGCATCCGTCATCTGTGGCTGGCGAGTTTGCAGATGGCCTACGCCGCATCGAGTGCCATGCAAGCGGCAGTTGGCGGCGAAAGCGGGCTATCGGGCCGTGTTGCCGTTGCCCTGACTGACTATGGCGTTCCGCGCGGTTTGGCGTGGAGGCCCGAATTGTTGGTGGACTGGCGGCGGTTCCGCGCCATGCGCCTTGCCGGTTCAGCCGAGCAATTCGACATTGCCGTGATCGGCGACAGCTGGACCGATCGAGACCAGCGCTATGTCCGGCAGATGACCAAGGATCTAGTGACGGAACTTGGCGATGCCGGGCCGGGTTGGATCGGCTTCGGCTTTTCCTCGGCCATCACCGGCAACGCGCGGTCTGACATCTACACCGTCGCCAAGTCGGGGACATGGACCAGCGATTATGGCACTGCGCCAACGCCCAACATCAGCAACGCCTTGTCCAGTGAAGCGGCGGCCAAATACACCGTTACCGCCACCGCTTCGGCAACGGCGGTGCTGGCATCGATGCGGCTTTACTGGACCGGCACGGTTGATGGGGTGGTCCGCTATCGCTGGAATGGCGGGACCTGGACCAGCCTGAACGTCCAGGGCAGCGGCTTCCAGTCAGCCTTGCTGTCCGGTATCCCCGCCACGGCGGCATGGACGCTGGAGATCGAAGTGGTTTCCGGTTCGGTGAACTTGCAGGGTCTGGATGGCCGTTCGGCAGCAGCCGGCGTGAGAGTGCACAAGCTGTCGAACAGCGGCAGCCATGCCGCACGCTGGACTGCGGTCGATGGCGCGGCTTTTGTGGCTGCAGTAACGCAGATTGCGCCGAAGATGACGATGATCTGCCTTGGCACCAACGATCGCGCGCAGAGCTATACACCAAGCAGCTTCCACGATGCGATGAACACGCTGATCGGGCGCGTTCGCGCAGCCGCGCCGGTTTGCGACCTGATGCTGCTGGCGCCCTGCGAGAACGAGCGGGCCGATGCCTACCCGATGGTTGAATATACAAATCAGCAGGGCAAGTTGGCCGATGCCCATGGCTGCTCGCTGATCGATCTGCAGTATGCGTTCGGCTTGGATGTTGCCGTCTACAAGCTTGGTGGCACCCGGCCCTGGTTCGGTGACACAGTCCACCCGGTTGACAGTACGGTGGCGAATATAATCCCGGCAGCGCTGAAGCGACTATTTGCAACATGATTGACCACTTCTACGCCTCCCCGACGAGGCTGCGATGTACGCGGCGCTGGAGCCGTTCAAGTTGTTTCCAGCGCAACCGAAATGCGTCTTGGCTTGATTTGAAGGAACAATTGCAATGGAACAACTGATCCCAATTCTGATGCTCGCCCGCGAGGTCGCGCACGCCACCAGCCCATTCATATCAGCCTATCCTTGGTCTTCTTCAGGCTTTGGTGCTAAATACACCGACCCCGCCACGCTTCCGACAGGCAATGGTTACGGCGTAGCTTTCGGCGGCTAACACCCAGACACGCCATACGCGGTAGCATCGCCAATCAATTTTCTGTATGGTACAAGCCTAGATGATAGGAATCTCGATGAAAATAGCAGTCTACGCGATCTCTAAGAATGAAGAGATGTTTGTAGAGCGGTTTTGCGCCTCTGCCAAAGAGGCCGACCTTATTCTAATTGCCGACACTGGCAGCACCGACAAGACTGTCGAACTAGCCGAACAATGCGGTGCTAAAGTCGAACATATCACCATCACACCTTGGCGCTTTGATGATGCTCGCAATGCTGCCTTGGCATTGGTGCCACGCGACATCGACATCTGCGTTAGTCTTGATTTGGATGAAGAACTTCAGCCAGGATGGCGCGAAGAAATCGAACGGGTCTGGAAAGAAGACACCACCAGGCTGCGTTACAAGTTCGACTGGGGCGCTGGGATCGCTTTCTACTATGAGAAAATTCACGCACGGCATGGATATCGGTGGACCCACCCATGCCATGAGTATCCGATCCCATACCTTATATCAGAAAACTATGCTCAAACTGACATGCTGCTGGTGGTCCATAAGCCCGACAACACCAAGAGCCGTGGGCAATATTTGCATCTACTAAAAATGTCCGTGGAGGAGGACCCTAATGATCCTAGAAACGCCTTCTACTATGCCCGCGAGCTGTCTTTCCATCGCCAGTGGGCCGAGGCCATCCGCGAGTGTGAACGATACCTCGCTTTACCCGGCGCGAACTGGCCGAATGAGCGGTGTTATGCCTACCGGGTCATGTCACGTTGCTACGCTGAACTTGGCGATTGGAACAACGCCATTCGCTGTGCCCGTCTTGGGGTCGTAGAAGCACCCGGCACCCGCGAGCCGTGGTGCGAGATCGCCAAGCTGGCCTACCAGCGGCAGCAGTGGGCTGAATGCTACGGCGCTGCCATGTCGGCATTGGCGATCAAAAACCGCGAATTGGTCTACACGGTCGATCCAGAAGTATGGGGCGCACTGCCCCACGACTATGCCTCAATTGCGGCGTGGAATTTGGGCCTGAAAGAGCAGGCAATCACCCAAGCCAAGCTGGCATTGCAATTTTCCCCAGATGATGTAAGGATTGCAGCCAATTTGGAGATGATGGAGAAGGGTCCATGAAGGGCAACTTCGATACTTGCCTGCGTGAAGTCCTTCGCCATGAGGGTGGGTATGTCGATCATCCCAAGGACCCAGGTGGCCGCACCAACCTCGGCGTGCCGCAAGCCACCTACGAAGATTGGGTCGGCTACAAGGTCAACGAAGCTATCATGCGTAAGCTGACTGTGGCTCATGTCCAGACGCTTTACAAGGTCAAGTATTGGGATGCCGTCCATGCCGATGATCTACCCTATGGGATTGATCTGTGCGTGTTCGACTTTGGCGTGAATGCCGGTCCCAACCGGGCGGCTCGCTATCTCCAGCGCATGGTTGGGGCCAAAGAGGATGGCGTTCTCGGCCCGCATAGCCTATCGCTAATGAACCAGTTTGTGCGCGAACGCGGCAAGTCGGAAGCGGTGATGATCTATCAGGACATGCGCCGCGAGTACTACAAATTGCTCAAGACCTATCCGACATTCGGCAAGGGCTGGATGAAGCGGGTACGCGATATTGAGATGGTTGCCCTTATCTTGGCCAAGAGATTGCCATGACGCTCCGCGAGCGCCTTAAAGCGTTTGAGAAAGGCGCTCTGGTATTTATCCGTCGCTGGTGGAGGCCCGCAACTTGCGTCTGGATCGCAGGCACGATGGCCGTCCACGGTGTCATTCTCCCGCTACAAGGCAACGTCACTGATCTCACCGGGCTGTCACTGCTCGTCACTGCTACGGCTGGTGCATTTGCAGTCCGTGAATGGGGAAAGGTCAAAGGCATAAATGACGCTGATTAAACCACCAATTGGGTTTGTTGTGGCTGTTGCAGCCATGCTGTCGTTTACGGCTGGATGGACCATCAACGGTTGGCGCTACAAGTCCCGTGAAGCCAAGGCCATTGAGCAGGCTTATGCGGCTCGTGATGCTGCCAATGCTAAGGCAAACAATCTGGCTGCTGACTATGAGATCGTCAGAGCGGCCCTTGATGATCGCTCCGCTGAAACCACCACCAAGATCAGGACGGTGTACCGTGACCGCAAAATCTCTGCTGATTGTGCCATTCCTGCTGGCGCTGCCAGCCTGCTCAACGACGCACGTAGTAGCGCCAATGCCGCAATTACCGGCCAATCTAGCGGCACCGTGTCAGACGATCCCAACGGTTCCTCTGAATGACCCTGAGCGGGTAATTTGGCAGATTGACCTGATGAACGCTTATGCCGATTGCGCGGTCAAGCACCGCATGACAGTCGAGGCATGGCCGAAATAAGGAGAGTACCATGTCTTCGTTTGATTTTGACGAAGGCATCCTCGCCTTCGCTACAGATCGTCAGCGCGAACTGCTCTTAGCATGGCGCGAGCATGGTAGCACTAGGGCCGCAGCCAAGGTATTAGATGTTCATCGCTCTGTCTTTCAGGATGCGCTAAAGTCCCTCAAAAAGCGAGCGGCGCTCCAAGGTTATTCACCGCCCCATGACATGACCCATATCGTGCCAGATGGTTATCTGGTGAAGGGTGTTTCGACCTATTACGACAAGGAAGGCAAACCGACTGGCCAATGGGTCAAGTCGAGTTTGCGCCACGAAGCCATCCTAGAGGCGCTCAAGGAGGCGGTTGCGGCGCTGAAGGAAGAGATCACCCCCGTAGAACCTATTGCTGCTCCAGGAATGGTTCTAGAGGCTCTGTGCAACCTCTATACTTTCACCGACTATCACCTCGGCATGTATGCGTGGCACGAAGAAGGCGGTGACGATTGGGATTTGAACATCGCTGAAAACGTGCTGACCAAATCGTACCGCTACATGATCGAAAACTGCCCACCGGCAAGCCATGCAGTCATCAATATCCAAGGTGACTTTCTACATACCGACGGCAAGACCCCGGTGACACCAGCGCATAAGCATGTGCTGGATGCCGATAGCCGCTATCCAAAGATAAGGCGCGCTGCTATCCGCATTATCCGCTCTATGGTGGCAATGGCATTGGCCAAGCATCATACGGTCCATCTAGTCATCGCTGAAGGCAACCATGATGAGGAAGGGACTGGCTGGCTCGCTGACATGATGAGTGTCCTGTACGAAAACGAGCAGCGTCTCAGTGTCGATGGAGCTTCACTTCCGTTCTACTGTCATCAGTGGGGTCAGGTGATGCTGGGCATCCACCACGGGCATAAGGTTAAGAACGAGGCGCTGCCCCTGCTATTTGCCGCTCAGTTCCCAGAAGTTTGGGGTGCCACTAAACGCCGCGAGATTCATTGCGGCCACCGGCATCACCGTGACGAAAAGGAATACAATGGGGTGACGGTTGTACAGCATCCGACCTTAGCAGCGCGTGATGCCTATGCTGCGCGTGGGGGATGGATTGCAGATCGCGCCGCTTGGGCCATTACCTATCACAAGGAATACGGCCCAGTTGGCCGCGTTATGGTTACTCCTGATATGGTGCGTTAGCTGGGATAAAGAGGCGCACCTCGAACTCCTGCCCCTTATAGTCGAATCGGAACCGGGCGATGTGATCTGGCACGAACAGACGCAGCTTGTCAGCATCTTCCAGCAGTCTCCAGCCCAATCCTTCTGCGTCCATATCTACCATTTGCGATAGCCCCTTGCTTCAATCGCAGCGGCGCACTGCGTCAGGCCCAGCTTTGTAAGCCATTTGGTGATGAGGGCAATCTCCTCATTCACAGCCTGTTCGATCTGAAGCTGACGAAGACCATCCTGTGCGGCCTGCGGCCCACCAAACCAGTGGACTTCATCGCCAGTGCTGATCCAGTATTTTTCGTCTAATTCTGAGTAGTTAATTTCAAGTTTCATCGCTGGCTTCCTTGTATTGGCGCAGGGCTTTGTCTGCCTTATCAATTGCGCCGTCCATGACCGCCGTGTTCAGGCTGTCGGCTACAGCTTCGGCAGCATTTCTCAGCGGTCCCAAGGCCCCCGCCAGCGTCTCGGCCAGCGCCTTGAACTTGGCGAGTTCGGCCTCTTGTTCGGCGCGGACTGCTTCACGGTCTTTGAGTAGGTCTTGCACAAGGTCTGCGTAATCGGCCAGCAGCGAGATCGTGCTATCCCATGCGTTTCCGTCTTGGAGTTCAGACAAAAGCTGATCCAACACTTCGGCGCGGGTTTCCACCGCAGGGCGTAGTTCACTGGTCATGGCTGTCATCCCGTTCATACTGCCAAGTAATACGGACAGCGCCGCCTTCTAGGTCAATCACGCCATTGGTTATACCGTGCCTACGGGTGAACCACGGCAGCATCCTGCCCCAGCTTTCCTTGACCGCATCCTCAAGTTCAAAACCAAGTTCGCGGTTGTAGTCATGCGATAGGCAGACCGTGATTGTGCAAATCTCGCGTTCACTGGTCATGGCTATCTCCTGCGAGTGCGGCGCGGATGGCTTCTGGATAACTTGGCGCATCTGGGACGCGCACCATATCGTCGGCATCTTTTAGCACATCCACCAGCGGGTCAGGCGCTTCTCGGACAGGTCGCAATACATTAACCTTCGCCTGCTCTTTAAGTATCCGCTCCATGCCATTGACCGCCTTTTGTTCGATGTTGGTCATTTCAAATGCTCCCCTGCTTCGATGGCATGGGCTATGAAAGACGGCCCGCACGGCCCCCATTGGTCTTTGCTGTGCAGCCACGCCACCACCTTGGCAATCGTCGCGGCCTCTACTGCGGCCTCTACTGCGGCTCGGTCGGCTGGGAATATCTCGTTCAATTTGTCTCGAATTGCGATCAACTCGGAATTTGCGAGATAACAAATCCTGTAGTCCTTGCCAGTCTCATCATCAGTTTCCCAGTCAAGTTCTTGCTCTGCAAAGCAAAACCATCCCGACCCTGCTCTGTCACCGACTGTGCGTATGGTGAGGGAGCCTCCTTCAAAGCCGAAATATTCGGAGCAATTAAATCCCGGCGTAGCATGGGGATACGGGCGGGGCTTTTCCACAAGAGCAGTTTCCACCTCCGCAGCGTCTCGCAGGTTGCTCGGTTCAGTCATACGAATGGCCTCCAATGGTCGCCAGCTTCGATAGCGTTCGCCACCTCTTCCGCGCTTCCGTCCATACTCAGCACGATCTTATCGCTCCGCAACCACGCCACAATCTCCCCCACGACCTCGGCGCGGGCTTGGTGGCGACGGTTCCAGGCGAAACACGCCTTTTGGTGCTGTGTATGTGCAATCTCTGCTCCGCATTGCGCGCATTTGATGATCCAGTAATCCCCGTCGCGGTATTCGCTGATAACTCGGCTTTCGCAGAACGGGCATGGCTTGAGTTCAACTTGCATCGCGGGCTTCCTCCCATTTGCGCAGGGCTGCATCCAGCGCCCGCAATTCTCCCATGTTAACGTCTAACGGGACTATGAAACTGTCGTCAGGGTGCGGCATTCGCAGATTGATGTGTGTCGGCATGAGCGCCTTAACCGCCCCCGCCAGCGTCTCGGCCAGCGCCTTGAACTTGGCGAGTTCGGCAGCTTGCTCGGCGCGGACTGCTTCGCGGTCGGCTTTGATCACGGCAGCGGCGGCGCGTTCGGCTTCTGGTTTATATCGCACGTTGACCAGTGTTGCCGCATCAGCCGCTTTCCAAAACACCTCCACCGCATCCCGCAGTTTGCCGCTCGTTTCTGGCGTTTCGTGAGCGACAACGGGGCTTGATGTAGATACGCGATTGTCAACAGGCGGGTGAGCGTAAAGCGGGGTTTCGGTCCATCCCCGTTTTGCCATAGCGGCGAAGTCATACTTGTCGTGTCTGTCTGCGCGGACGCTAGGCGGAAATGGGTCATCGGGGTGAGAATACAACCACGCAACCGGCGCTGCATCGGCCTGCATGGCTGCGATTGCGCGTTCGTGCGCTTCGACAATCCGACAGGCCAACCAGCTAACGCATTGGCTCATGGGTTCATCTTGGATCGTGTTTCCTTCCAGCCACAAAGCAATGTGGTCGGCGTTTGTTATGTCCAGTTCGCGGGACAGGCGCTCGACTTTCTCGGAAGCCCGCGCCACCTGTTCAATCAGTTCTTCGTCAGTCATGGCTTGAGCCTCCCGTTAAAAGCAAACTGCTCGCTATCAGCGCGCAGATAGAGCGGGTGTTTTGGGTGGCCGTCCTTTGTCAGGCCCAGCGCGACAACAGGGGCTTCCCTGTAATTTTCTTTTTCCAGCCAACCGAGCATGGTTTTGTCTTGTCCGATGAATCCACCGTGCGCACCCCATGCGCAAACGATCATCCCGGCCTTTTCGAGAGACTGGTCGACATGGCGCTGGTTTTCATGGCCGACAATATCCAGTTGCAGCGCGGCATCGAACAGGTCGGCGGGCTTAGTTGCGCGAAAAGCGAACAGGTTCACCACGTCGAGCCGGTCGAAGCCCATGCGTTGCGCGAAGCTGACGCAGCGACGAATAGTTGGATCGTCCTCGTTCCCGTCTGCCGTAGATGGGTTAAGCATAACAAAGACGCATGACAGTGGCTCGCCGAGTTGCGCGCCTGCCCCGTCAACCACAGGTGAGCCATTCTCGTCGGTCCACATATCCCAATGCGCCGGGGCGGGATGGTTGCGCCATTCGCGCCACAAGAGGTAACGGTAAGTGCCGCAGGCACTGATAATCGCGCCCTTGTCGGTGTAGATCATGGCTTGATCTCCAATGCTCGGATGGCTTCTTCGGTGGCGTCCCCAAGATCAACGTGACGGGCGGCAGCAGCTAGGCGCTGTCGTTCCAGTTCTTCGCCATCAACGCACCAGTGCTTTTCTTGAAGGCGGTAGTAGCTATCCGTATCGCGTAGCTTGGCTACCAGGTCAGCGTCCTGTGCGATCAGGTTGTCCATTGCTTTGGTCTGTTCACTGGTCATGGCTGTCTCCTGCGATCATGGACTGCACAACGTCCTCGGCAATGCCAAACGTGGCGGCGATCACCGCTATTGAAACGCCATCGGAAATCAGCTTGGCGATCTGTTGCCGGGAAACTTCCTCGCCGTTAATGATAGCGGCGGGAATGCTCAATGCGTTGTCGATGGCTTTGGTTAGAAAATCAAACATGGCTGTCTCCTGCGAGTGCTGCGCGGGCATGGGCGTTAACCGCATCAATGCACATTTGCTGGTTGATAAGTTCTGGAATTACCTTGGTTGTCTCCCGCGCAATCTTTCCCAACGCCTCCCGCAGCCGCTCGATCTCGCGGGCTTGGGTTTCGATTAGGTCGGCGGCTTCAAGCGGGTCATCGCTGGCATATGCTTTCCCGTCGAACGGGTCTTCGTAATACCAAGCGCCCCAACGCAGCCGCTCCACCAGCTCCTTTGCTTCGTCAGTCACGGAACACCTCCCTGATAACCCAAACCAGAACGGCGATGGCAAAGATGGCGACTACCCAAGCGGCAATCACAGCTGGCACAAACGCCAAGGTAAACAACAGATCACTCACCGGCCTTCTCCCCGATCTTGCGAACCTCATGGCCACTAGCTCGAATGGCCGCAGCAATTACTTTTGCCTCTGCGGTGTAGTCGTGGATTCCGTCTTCATCAAATGGAGAGCCTTCGCGCAGGGCGGTAGCAATCACCTCAACCAGCGGGTCGGGCTTGGCGATGATGAAGCGTTCAAGCGTGTCCGAAAACTGCGCCCATGATCCGGGCCATGCAGCGCGGCAAGCCTCAATCCTATCGCTCACTTCCAACTTGAAGGCTTCGTGCTGTTCGATGGCGCGGAGTAGCGCGTCCAAAAGGTTGTTCCGATAAGTGCTGCCGAGGTCTTTGAAGTCCGACTTGCAGGCCTCATTCACCAGCGCCAGTGCTTTCTTTTCAGTTTCAGTCATCGCGCTCACTCACAGTCAGTTGGAACTCAACGTCCAGTTCGTCTGGCTTCCAGTCCTTGCCGGTCACGTACTTATAGACGCGGCCCATGCAAATCAGGTCACTGGCAGCCTCTGCCTTGTCGTCTGCGTGGACTGCGCTGTTGTAGGCGTCCTGCGCCCACGAGAGGTGCTGCTTGAGCCATGCCGCGACGATCTGGTCGCCTAGCTCGTTGTTCACGGACAGTCGAATGTTGTCTAAGTCGGTCATACAATCAATCCCCGTGCCTTACAGGCTTGCGCCAAATGATGAGGTGCAAATCCCCGCGTACCAGCCGCCTGGTCGTACTGGCGGCACAGTTTGCGCAGACGCTCTTCACTCTCACGTATCTGCTTGCGCAGCGCCTCATGCTTGTTGAGCGCGAACGCTGCCTCGATCAGAATCTCAGTCTCAGTGGTGTCTTCAAGAACGGTCATGTTAGTCTCCATATCAATCTTTATGGGCTGATCCTGCCTGTGCATTTTTGGCTTGTCAAACTCTTTTTTGGGCATATGCTCAGGCCATCAACAAACAATAGGAGTAACCATGCAATACGATGATGCTACCGCTATGGCCTATGCCCTAGTGCGAGAGCATGGCACACCAGCATACGTCCAGAAGCTGGTAAAAGATGCCTTTGGAACTGCCCCATCATTGAAGAGAATCGCTCAGATGCGGGCAGATTATGTCAACAATGACCCAAGCTATCGCCGGTCCTCATACAACGCCCAGCCTATCCCAGAGGACTTTGCCGAAGTTGCACCAACCATGTGCAAATACCAGTTGCTGCGCCACTACGGCGTAAAATGGTCAGGCACAATCGACCGCTGGTGCAAAGAATCGGGAGTGGAGGCGAAGAAGTACGTCGCACCAAAAAAGAACCGCCTCTCGATGATGGGCCGGGTCCATGTGCCAGCCGAGTTTACCAAGCCGAAGGATGATTACGAGGTGGCCGCTG